GAGCGCGAGTGGAACCTCCGCGGCGCACGCATCCTGCCGAGCGACCGCGTCGGCCTCTAAGACATGGCCTACATCGTCGTCGACAACTTTTCGGCGGGCCTCGATACGCGTCGTCACCCGCTGACGGCCAAGCCCGGAACCCTGCAGGGGTTGAAGAACGCCCACATCACGCGGGGCGGCGAGATCGAGAAGCGCAAGAAGTTCGCCGAGTTCGTCACAATGACGAGCAACCAGTTCCCCAGCGGGACTTTTGGCATGGAGGCGACGGCGGACAAGATCTATGTCTTCTGCGACGACTGGAATAGTTCGACGAGCGACACGACCCTTAATGTCACCAACGGCGGCGGCGTCGTTGTGGCACAGCTCATCAAGCACCCGGACTGGGGCGTCAACCCGCCATACTATCCCCGTCTCAACGGCATCGTCTTCTCGACGCTCTACGGCGGCAAGCCGTTCGTCCTAGCCAAGTTCAGCGACGGTTCCGTCTATCCGTACTGGGACGGAAAGATCGTCAGAGACTTCGTCAACGGGTTCACGCGCTCCACGATGGGCAACCTTATCGGCGTTGCGGCGCACATGCGCGATGTCATCAACACCGACGACACCGAATACTCGACCGGCTACACCGCCACGGCGAGCGGGAATGTCGTCACCATCACCGGCCCAGCCGGTGCCAAGTGGACTCCTTCGGCCACGGCGGACTCCCCCATCACGGTGTCCACCAGCGTCACCGTGCAGGCCAAGGATGCCGTAAGCGAGACGCCTTCGAAGGCTTCGTTCGCCATCACGGCTGGTTCCCAGACTCCGGCGCAGGTCTACCAGAGCGGTCGCAACCTAGACGCCGCCAGCCTTCCGGGCATCAGAAGCGTACGCGTGGGGGCCAGCACGCCAACCTCAGCCGACGGCATCGACCTGCTTGGATGGGGTAGCACCACGGGCCTCAAGTACAACACTTATCCGCCCGATTATGTGACCGGCGCCAATTGCGGTTCGCTGTACTACAACATCCGCAAGGTCATCAACGAGAACACTTCCTCCGGCCTCAATCACGGCTATTCGGCCACTTCGTATCTTCGCGCCTACAACAGCGGCAACGATACCAACGACCTCATCATCTACGCCCCTGCCGTCGAAGGTTCCAACGCGAACGGTCGTCTGGTGCAGATCGAGTTCGACGCAGACCCGACCGGCGTCTACGACCTCTACAACCTAGTCAACCCGGCGACCGTGGCGCCAAGCCCTTACAACGCCGGAAAGTTCATCGCCACGATGGGCACGATGGCCGGTGGTTCCACCAACGCAGTCACTTCGGTCAAGGTCGACGGCGTCGAGGTGATGGGGGCTGAGCAGAAGTGGAACACTTCGAACTCCAAGACGATGCAGGACATCGTCGACAAGATCAATTCGTTCACCTCATCGGTCGAGTACACGGCTTCGTTCGAAGACAACAAGGTCGTCCTCCGCGCGGTCGCTGGCTCCGGCTCAGCCCCGAACGGTCGCATCATCTCCATCACCACCGTCGGCGATGTCGTAGCGAGCTCCGTCGTGAACTTTTCCGGCGGCGTGTCCGCCCAAGCCGCCGTGTCCCAGAAAGCCACCTTCGTAATCGGAGGTTCTTTCGCACCGGGCTTGAAGGTCTCGTTCGTCGTCACGCCGAACCTAGACCCGACCGGAGCCATCTACTTCGGTAGCAACCGAGTCACCAACACCAAGCCATCCTGCGCCCTTACCTTCAAGACGAAGGCGCACCTCACCAGCGGCTCAAGCCTGTTCTTCTCCGGCGTCAACCAGCCTACCCGCTGGAACGAAGGCGGTGTCGGAGCAGGGTTTATCAACATGTCGAACAACAGCGGCGGCAACGAGGTGCTGACCGGCCTTGCGCTCTACCAAGGCCAGCTTGCCGCTTTCGCCCGTCGCTCTATCCAGATCTGGCAGATCGACACCGACCCGGCAAACAACAGGCAGGGGCAGGTCATCTCTAACACCGGCGCCCTCAGTTCGAACAGCATCGTGTCGATCGGAGAGATCGATGTGTTCTACCTGTCGGACAGCGGCATCCGCTCCGTCCGAGCGCGCGACGCTTCGAACGCCGCCGTCGTCAACGATGTAGGAACGCCCATCGACAGCATCATCCTAGCCGAACTGGCTGGCATGACCGACGCCCAGAAGGCCGCTTGCCCAGCCATCATCGAGCCTATCGACGGTCGCTACTGGATCGCCATCGGTTCGAAGATTTTCGTCTTCTCCTATTTCCCGAATTCGCAGGTCGCCGCATGGTCGACCTACGAACCCGGCTTCGCCGTGTCTAAGTTCGCCACCAAGGAAGGCCGAGTGTACGCGCGGGCCGGTGACACCATCTACCTGTACGGCGGCGCCAACAACTCCGAGTACGACAACTCCGAGGTCGATGTCCTCCTCCCCTATCTTGACGGCGGCAAGCCCGCCCACATGAAGACCCTCATGGGCGTGGACATCACCTGCGAAGGCGCTTGGGGCCTGTCCATCGGGATGGATCCTGCGGCCCCCGTAGCCAAAGACCCCATCCTCATCATCGACAAGCCAACCTTCACCCTTGGTCGCGTCATGGCTTCCGGCATGGGTACGCATGTCGGCATCCGTCTCACGAACAACACGGCTGGGTACGCACGCATCGCCAACCTCATCGGGCACTACCTGCTGAATGAAGCCGACTGAGATCTACTACGACGGCGTCCATCATGTCGTGTCGAACATGCGGCAGAAGGACAAGGAAGAGATCTACGCGACCCAATGGTCGGACGACCCGTACGCTTTCGCGAACGCCATCATGAAGGCCGGTGACTACGGCTTTGTGTTGCACACAAACGACGGCGAGCCTGTCGTCGTGTGCGGCGCTGTACCCATGTGGGAGGGCGTCTGGTCGGTCTGGATGTTCGCCACCGACCGCTTCGAAGAGATCGCCCTGTCCACCACCAAGTTCGCCAAGAAGGTCTTCTTCCCGGCCCTAGTGTCGGCTGGGTACCACCGGCTGGAATGCCGTAGCCTGTCCACCCATACCGTCGCCCACCGCTGGCTGGAGGCCCTAGGGGCCTACAAGGAGTCGGAAACCACGAAGTATGGGAAGCGCGGGGAGTCGTTCTTTGTGTATTGCTGGACAAAGGAACCAACGAACACACAATCCCCGTAGACCAATGTGCAGTATCGGTACAGGCCCCCTTGGAGCTCTCTTGCAGAAAGTGCATGGGAACATGCCTGCTTCCGGCCAGTACGGATCTAACTGGCATGGCAACCCAGACGGAAGCCGAACCTACTTCGACCCTTCCATGCGCTTCCCAGTCGGAACCTACCAGATGGGCGAAACCGGCGTCGGAACCGGCCTACAGCAGGTCGGGCAGGCTCCGAACCCCGGCCTGTATGCCCGACGCGACAACACCAATTTCAAGAGCGCACCTAGCATGAGCAACGCCAATTCGAACCAGAACGGGAGGGTCATCAACTAATGTGCTTCGGAGGCGGAGGTGGTGACGGAGGCGCCGCGCAGGCGCGAGCGGACGAAGCCGCACGGCAGGCCCGTATCAAGCAGGGGCAGGCGTCGATCGACCAGCAGTTCGGCAAGTTCGACGATGCGTTCTACAACAGCCGAAAGACGGCCTATAACAACTTTGCCATGCCGCAGGTCAACGACCAGTACCGGCAGAACTCCAACCAGTTGGCCTTCTCGCTTGCCCGTAGCGGCCTAGGCGCTTCCAGCGAGGCCGCGCGACAGGGCGGCGTGCTCCAGCGCGACAACATGCTTGCCCGCCAGACCGTGGCGGACAACGCGTTCGGCGAAGCCCAGAAAGCCCGCCAGACCGTCGAGGACAACCGCAACAACCTCATCAACCAGTTGCAGGCCACGAGCGACCCGACGATGGCCGCGAACAACGCCATGCGGCAGGCCGGTGTCCTGCAACAGCAGGCCAACACTTTCAGTCCTCTTGGTAGCCTCTTCCAGAACACCGCGACCATGCTCAGCGGCGCGAACCAAGCCGGTTACTACAGCGGCGGCCCCGGCATCGACGCCTTCAAGAACTACTTCGGATTCGGAACCCCCAAGGCCAAATACAAGACTTTCAACTAACATGTGCTCTCCTCAATTCCTCAACCAAGCCGCAGATGATCTGGCGCGACAGAGCGCCGAACACGCGCAGGCACAGGCTCAGATCAACCCGGGCGTCCAGCACATGATGATGACCCGCGAGATCGTCGATCGCCCGAACCAGCCGATGCAGTACATCGGTCAGCCCAGATATCAGATGGCCCAGCCCATCACCGCCGAAGAGTTCAACGGCGGCGTCATGCACGACAGCATCAATTCCACCCCGCCCATGATCGCGCGGGAGTTCCGCGACATCCCTTACATGCCTTCGCCCCGCGGTCTGACCAGCACGGCTAGCCGTCCCCTCCAACTGTTCAATCGCTGACCATGTGTGACCCTATCACCGCATCGATCGGCCTAATGGCCGCAGGAACCGTGGCGCAGGCCGCTGGAGCCCGTAAGGCCCAGAAGGCCATGTCCGGCGCCCGCGAAGCCGAACGCATCCGCCAGAAGGGTTACCAAGACGAGAGCAACGCGGCGTACGAAGCCAGCAAAGGCAACGCCGACAAGGGCACGCAGGACGCACAGCAGGGCAAGCTTGAGGCCGAGCGCAAGGAAGCCTACGCCAAGGCCACGGAAGCCGCGCAGGCTCCCGTAGCCGCCGTCGGCAACAACCTTGCAGGCGACTC